ATTCTGGTTCTACGTTCGAGTTGTTTTCTATATTGTTCATCTCTATTGTTTTTATCTTTCTCGTATGATAAATAATTTAATACGAATACAAAGTTTAATTTAGGGATGCTACTATCTCCGGTGATTGAAAGGATGGATGTTTCAGAGAGGTGATGAATTGTAGCAAACCATCCCCAATGTTCATTGAAGCTATCTGATTGGAAATCTGTTTCTCCATCGTCATTCTCTCGGATGGGGGTAGCGAAGAGAGATTCGAACTTAGTAAAGACATGCTTGCGAGAACTAAAAAAAAATTCAACGCGCCTAATGCCATTGTAGCAGGAATAGTTGATAACTTATCAGCATTTACTTTACGTTCATTACTATTGTATTCCTCTAATTCATAATACTGAAATAAATTTTCAGCATCACCCATCTTTACCTTAAATGTATTTTTAAATGCCCACTTGATACCATTAAACTTATGTTTTGTAATAGGACGATATAATATAGCTATGATCTCCTCAATGTTTTCATGTGGAGATTTTGCAAGTCGCTCTAAATCCACATATTCACCTAACGTCATCTTTGCCATTGACGAATAGCCATAAAGCTGGTTATCTAATTCAAATATAGGATAAAATGCAGGTTGTATATCAACCAATACATCTAATATTGCACCATACGCATCTTGAATAGATGTGGGTGTCCATGTTTTAACTTCATCCTCTGTTTTATCGCTTAATGATGAAATCATTTTTACCATTTTATCACCTGGAGATAAATGCTCCATTGAATTAAATAGTTTAAATTGTCTAATTGACAAGTAATCGGGTATGTTTAATCTTATTTCCATTGATAATACATATGCTACATTAAATTATATACTCGGTAAACAAAAAATCCCCATTTAAGGGGATTAATTGCGAATAAGTTCAAAGAGAGATAAAAACTTATCCTGATCACAAACAAACATAATGATTAAATATACAACCAGTATTTTAGGCTGGACATCTATTTTTAAAGAAGTGGTAGGGGAGGTAAACATATGAGCAAACAACAATGAAACAGAAAGATAAACAACCTCCCCTAATAATCCACCTATTTTCTATACATATTGCTTTAATTTAACTCCACCACCAACGTATAACTTTGATGTTGAAAATGCTATTTTAGTTCTTGCTTCGTTTGCAAACATTAATGACATAACACAATCATCAAATGCACCATTTGGAGCGTTAAACGAAACACTACCATTGGCAGTTATTTTATAACTATATGCATTTAATTCATTATATAATGGTGCAAACAGATTTTTTGATGGTAACATTAAATTACCTTCTTGAATATCATATATTAATGTTCTAATACCTTGATTTTTAGTATCATTGGTAGTAGTAAATGGTTTTAACTTACGTTCTTGCGCATTGAGCAACTCAAATACGGGTAACCCAGGGCCGTTAGTTTCGCAGTAACCTCCTGTGATTTTATATCGTTTAAGTACTGTTGCAAAGCGGTTTGAGATCTCTGTATAACTCGTTCCGTTAATTCGTTCAATATATGATACTCTACCTGATTCGTCAATAATGGTGAGTACTGAATAATCGTGTTGCAGGCCAAGGTCAATTCCTGCAAAATATCTTCTACTTGTTTTTGGTTCATCCCATCCATCAACTATACATACACCATCAATATTAGTAAATACATCATTACCACTTTCTGAGAATTGAGCTAAATATTCTTGTCTGAATATACTATCGGGTAGTGATTTACGTTGTTCATTAATAAACTCGGCATCAATATAAGGATTATCAGTTGATATAGCATCAAATGAAATAAAATCATCGTTATTGTTTTTGCCTTTAAGATAATGTGTATAAAACCAATTTTTACTTTTAGGTGTAGATATCATTAAACATTTTTTTCCAATAGCTGATAATGTAGGAAATATTGCTTCATTAATCGCTTCTTCTCTAATAAATGCTGCTTCATCAATAACCATATAGTTAAAACTAAAACCACGAATCGAATCATAACGTTCAGCTGATAAAAACTGTAATGTAGAACCATTAACAAATGTCATTGTCAAATCTGCCTTATTACTTGATGTAATAATTGAATGAGCTGCGTTATGTAATTCTTGAAATACCTTTTTTGCTTGATTATAAATAGGACTTATCCATGCTCCTTTTTGTTTATTTGATTTTAGTAACCAATATAACATTAAGTTTTGAGCAAGTAATGATTTGCCGAATTGACGACCAGTAGCAACCACAGCAAACTTATGATTACTATTGCTAAAGCCGTCAATAATTTTCCTTTGTCCAATATGTGGTTTAAATAAGGTTATGTTCATTCTAAATCCTCAGAATCAAATGCTAATGTCCATAAAATATATTCATATGGATAGTTTTCATCAATAAAACGTTGCATACGATTACATTCAGTAGTTTGATTATCGTTGTTCATAATTCAATACTTTTTGAATATCTCGTATTTGTAATTCTAGTAATAGAATTTTTTGTTTTAATGTTGTATTTTCATCCAATGTTTTCCACAATAGATCTTCAGTTTTTTTATCTGTATTTGCTTTGTCTTCATGTTTAACACCACCAGTGTGTGTTTCATCTTTTTTAAATACTATGCCCATTATTTTTCTTGTTCATCACCAGGATCGTTGCCTTGAATAGCATCACCCCAGTTTAAGTTAATATTCATTTCACCTTTAATATCAGCCTCGATTTTATTTATATCGTTGCCAGTATATTTTACAATTTGATCCACTGCACGCTGACGTATCTTTGCATCGTCATCAGCCAATAAAGAAAATAATTCGTTCATAGCTGGATCTAACATCTTATTTAATTTGCTCTTCCAACGTTCGTCGTATAATTCCTTTGCTTGAGCCCAATAATAATGATATTGTTGCTCTGATTTATCACCATAATTTTGATGACAATATTTTACCCATTCTTTTTGCATAATAGGTGTATTTGCATTGAATCGTAATTCAAAACATTTATCAATACGTTCTTGATATTCAGCTAGTGTTAGTTTAGTACCTGCCATTGGTGATTGTAATTAAATTATATACAATACATATCATTACTTGTCTTTAACGAATGTTCCGTTAATCATTTTACCATTACGTTTGGCAATTACGCTATATGCTGTGTCAATACAATCTTCGATTGATAAACCACTCATATGTGCTACTGACGTTAATACTACCACAATATCACCAATCGCATCCTCAATTTCTGCAATGTCATTGTTTAATACTGCTTTTGCTAATTCACCAGCTTCTTCGTATACTTTTAATGTTTGAGTTTTAATATCACCCTTATCGTAGATACCTTTATTACTCGCCCATTCACGGATTAATTTAAATGTGTGTTCGTTCATTGTTTTTTGTTTAATTTGTTATTATAAATGTGTAAATTATTTGCAAAGTGAAAATACGTACCTGTTTCTATGCCTAACAATTGTCCTACCATCTCTTGTAGCTTAGCAAAACAATATTGGTCATTACAAAAACCGAACCATAAATCGTTTGATCTCATCATTACACTCATATTTAACTTATTATTTACAATATTAAAATTGATTGCATAAGTACATGGTGTATCGTTTTCAAAATTAGTACGATCTTTAGCATTATAAATCGATATACTAGCCCGTCTAGATTGTGGGTTTTTTCGCAACTCATTAACTACAAAGCCTAATTGATCATTTTGTTGCCAATGCCATCCATAATTTGAATTAACATTGTTATTTGAATCCATGCAATTATACCAGATTGATGCACGTTTTGCAATCTCGGTAGCATTTTTATCTCCACTTAAATACCACCGCCACTCGAATTCAGCATAACCTTCATTCCACTTTCTAAACGGGACTACTATATCTTTTATTGACGGTCTATCAATAGTAAATCCTATATTAAATAAACATTTTGTATTATCATAATCAATACCTTCGTTAGATATTAAATCATAGTAATATTCAAATGCATCATTTGCTGTATTAAACGTTTTCATAATTGTTGTTTATTATACGTATTCGTCGTTTCTGTCAAAACACATAAATGTAATAAATAGTTGTGAACAATAACAATTTTATTCAAAATCCCTATAATCTTTCCAATCACGATATGAATCGATTTTTGTTTTATCGATAGTTGATTTAGGTGCATTTCCAGCAACATTAAAAAACCAATCACCAGCATTACCATATTTGTTCATATAATCCCAACCTTTAGCATCATATGAATTTTCACAATCAAATGTTTTAGGTATTAAATCACTAACTGATTCAAATGGCTTATGATACGAATAAAAATTAGCTCTACCTAATTCGCCTTGTTGTATATTTCTTGCTACTGCTACAGCATTAAATTCAGTATCTGGCAATGCAATCTGTAATGCTCTACTTAATACTCCTGTTGATATTACACTCCACATTACTTTAGGTTGTTCTTTATCTTTAAAATAATTATATATTTCACTTACTGCAACTGCTGTTACCAACTCATGTTGCAAACCCAAGGGTATGAATAATCGTCTTTTATTGTCTTTAACAACATACTTCTGTGCCTGTGATGATGCATTTGGCATTGCAGCGACACGCGTAAATAATGCGTTAGCCCCATATTCTAGACACAATGCTTGATGATCACTAATCAACTTAGATGAAGGCATAACTAAAGTTAATTTCATATCATAGAGATTAGTTAAGTATGATAATGAAATACCAGCAAAACCACGTCTAGGTTGTACATAAACTAATTCATCATATCCTTGTTCTAATGCTGTTTTTACTAATAATTCACCAGCACGTGCTTTAAAACCAACAGGACAACTTACACTTTCATCAATAATATTAAATCCATTTTCTTGTGTTACATGAAATGGTTTAAATTGTGATTTAAAATTACCTACTAATTCTAGATAATAATCGATATCATAGCCATCTTTATTATCTGTATTTGTTGTTTTATTTAAGAATGTTTGTTCTTTCATAATATTCTTTTTCACCTAATATTTGTTTCATTATACTATTGTTCTTATAAACAATACCGTTATTCATTTTAATGTGATCAGCTGATTGAAATTCTTGAAAATAACGAATTGGATCACAACCTAATGTATCTTCAGCATCATACTTATTTATAGTTGCTCCAGTTATATCAATCAAATAATCTAAAGCATCATTATACCAAATATGTTGATCAATACCACGTTTTTTAGGTAATGTTAATTTTAAACAACGAATAGCATTTGAGCCAACATAAACCTCACTTTTAGGATCTACCCATTCAGGAAAAAATTCAGCCAAGTCCATTGCAGTAGCTGTAGCTACAAATTTCCATCTACGATGATTATTTGCTGAATACCAATCACAAATAAAATCTGCTACCTCAACTATAGTTTTTTTACTACCTTTAGTAATATAATCAGCTATTTGTCTTGCTAATATAACTGCTTCAGTTGCGCAATGATGTCTTAAATGACCACCGTTTAAATGATTATAACTAATTAATGGTAACTGATAACCTTTTGAATCACTAAATGCACCTGTATGATTTGCAAAATATTTTGCCATCTCAGTAATATTTGTAATTTCAGGTAAAAAATGTTGATGTAAACAATTACCAAAACCATGATTTGATTTATAGTTAATACCACTTCCTGTTAATCGAAATGTGTAAAATACATAAATCCATTCAATCAAATTTAATTCTAAACCATCGTATTTTAATCCATTTTTTTTAGGATCATCTTTACCATACCAAATAGCGGTAATTAAAGTATTAAATGCAGCGTATTTACGATTTACTACGTCATAAATAGGAACATTCCACATTAAATCATCGTTTACTAAACTAGGTATTGTGGGTTGGTTTTCAAATTTATGTTTTTGAATAGCATTAGCTTTTTTATAGTAATCTTTAATACCTTCTACCCACTCTGTTGTTTCAAATGAACTCGTCATTGCCATATAATTTTCTATACATTATTGTTCCAAAATCATCTTCATCACTTAAATCCAATGGTTTTTTTCCTATTGGATATTCTTTATAATACTTATCAACTAATAACTGTGATGTATTTAGTTTTTTAAATATTTTATATAATCCCTTACCTTTAAATCCACATACCCAACATTGAAACATTTGAGTATTTAAATCAAACGATAGTTTTTGTTTTCTGTGGTGGCACTCACAGCAATGATAAATAGCATTATGATTAGACTGTTTACCATTTTCACCCATTACTTGATCTAAGAAATATTTGTCCATCCTTTATACATGTAAGCTTCGGGTCGTAAATGAAACGATTTACTACCTTCCATATGTTTAAAATCTAAATAACAATCTTGTTGATATTCAGCTAAATCTGGATTAGGTAATAGATGATTCCAATTTAAAATCTCGTATTCACAATTTAAAGATTCAGCATTAAGCATTAAAATCATATTAAAATGACTACGCACGTGATCCCTATTATCTGCACTACCATAAAACGCAGTACCTTTATAAAAACCAGATTTTGGTATAATACGTGATTCGTCTTCGATTAATAGTGTTTCAACAAATGTTACTTTTTTTAGATTTAAATCGTTTAACTGATTAATTATATCATCAATCATAGAATTAACAACTAACTGCCATTGATCGTATCTTAAAAGGTGATGTCGAATATCAATGTTACCAAAATAAATTACTAACTCTTCAGTTTCTTTGTGTATAAACGATGATAAACCTTGCTTTAATGCTCCATGTAACGTTTTACCATCATTGCGTGATATTGCATATCCAGGTTGAAATACCGAAATACTATGTGAATCACCAATTACTAATTTTTTAGATACTGAATTAGAATTATAATGTTCAATAGTTTTAGTAAATGTAGCATCTAATTTTTTATTTTCAATAAAGTGGTTATAATCAACTTTATCATGAAATGTAATGATTCTACCTTTAAAATTATTTAATGCATTAATTTTTTGAGCATAAATAGGTAATACACCACCCATTAGATTATATTTACCAAAAGCGTAGTTAACACCTTCGTTAATACAAATGATATCGTATTCGTTTAATTTAGTATGATCTTTTAAAACATCAACTTTATCGATTGATAAACTTTGTTTTAATAATTCATTTACTACACAAGTCCAACCGTAGTTATGACTTGTTTGACGTAATACTGGATTTGTTAATACTCCAAATTGTGCTACTTTCATTGTCCTAATTTTTTTTCGATTATTTTAGCTGTTTCATAAGTACCATAATTAGCATATTCGTAAAATGCCATTGCAATACCTATTACCTCTGTAATTTTTAGGTTTTTGTCAGC